ATGAGATCCCGAACGCTCGATCTGGCCCCGGTCGCAAGTTCCTGCGATACCTCAAGGAGCTCCAAGAAGACTACCCGGACGCCATCCTCCACCTGCACGGCCTCTATGGCTGGCGAGTGCTCTTTGGCATGGGATACGGCTCGGCTGACGTGGAGCCGAGGATCATCGCCCAGAAGGGCAGGGTGATTCTCCCCTCCGGCAAGGAGATGAACTTTGAACGAGTCCAGCAGAACGTCAAATGGGTCACGAACCTTGGTTTTAAGCCCGCTGACCTCGCGGAGCCTCGTCAGCGTTGCATGTATAACATCAAGTCCGCGATCTGGGCTGGTGAGCACTATGACCAGCTATTCAACTTCCGCGTGACCAACAAGAACTTCACTCCTGATTACGAGTCGCCAGACGCAGAGCACAAGGCTCCAGAGGCTGGCGTAGCAGTCGCAGGCAAGGCACAGGAGGGCGATCAGTTCCTGTGTGACACTTGTTCACTCCAAGACAATTGCAAGTACTTCAGAGCAGGGGCGGTGTGTAGCGTGCCCGGTGCAGAACCAACTCGACTGGCGCGATTCTTCGGATCGCGAGACGCAGACCAGATCATCGACGGACTAGGCGTACTTCTTCAGGCGAATACTCATCGACTGGAACGAGGGATGCAGGTTGAAGAGATCGACGGAGACCTCTCGCCAGAGGTCACGAAGCTTCTCAATCAGGTCTTCGATCAGGGAACTAAGCTTGCTAAGATGCTTGATCCCAACCTTGCCGGAGGTGCCAAGGTCCGTATCAACGTCACTGGCGGCGCAAGCGCCTCGATCGAGGGTGGAAACCCGCGTGCTGCCCTCGCAGCAATCGTACGCGAGCTCGAAGCTCAGGGCATTCCTCGTGAAAAGATCACGCCGGAAATGATCCAGAACTTGCTCACCATGCACAAGGACGATGGTGAGCGAGTGAAGGCAATCAAGGGCACTGTAGTCCAGTCGAGGATCGACGACATCGAGGAGATGTAATGGCCGACTTCGATCCAGGCAAGATCGAAGCCGAGCTGCAGTGGCTTCAGGATCACCCGCACTTCTACCAGAAGCCTGCCTCGATCCGAGAGTTTCTCGGGCCTGAATACCTCAACATCTTGGCGTTGATTCGCCCCGGACTTCTGGAAGCCCTCGTTGACATCTTTGGCGAAGAGCCTAATGGTGAGTATATTTCTGCTTTCGAGCGTGCTATGCTCACTGGTGCTATTGGAATTGGCAAGACGACTTTTGCTTCTATTGCGCTTCCTTACATGGCTCATTGGGTGCTCTGTCTGAAGGACCCCCAGGCTTACTTCAACCTGCTTCCGGGCTCCCGCATCGCCTTCATGCAGATGTCGACGAGCAAAGAGAACGCAGTGCAGGTTGTGTTCGGCGACATCTTTGCTCGCATAAAGAACTCGCCTTGGTTTGTCGAGAACGCGCCGTATGACGACAAGTTCACGAAGCAGATCCGGTTCCCGCGAGACATCTGGATTCTCCCCGGAGACAGCACAGAGACCTCGTTCGAGGGTTACAACATCTTGGGCGGTATCCTCGATGAGATGGATTCGCACAAGCAGACCAAGGACAAGGATTACGCGGACGTTGGCTACGAGACGATCCACTCTCGTATCGCGTCTCGATTCCCAGTCTTTGGGGCCGACGGCCAAGAGGCTGGTCACCGAGGTCTCTTGATCTGTATTGGTCAGATGAAGAAGGCGAACGGGTTCGCCGATCGAAAGTACAACGAGTTCCTCAGCGATCCCAAGGCGTATGTCATGCGAATGACGATCTGGGAGTCGTTCGGATGGGACAAGTACACGCGCAAGGATGGGACTCGCAACTCGTTCTGGTATGACGCAAAGCGCAAGCGCATCGTCCCAGACTCGATCGTTCCACTTGTGGACAACAAGGACTTCATCGAGATCCCCAACGCCTATCGCAAGAACTTCGAGAACGGTCCCGAGAAGGCTCTTCGAGATCTCGCTGGCATTCCGCCAAAGACTTCTGATGCGTTCATCAGCCTTGTTGACAAGATCGAACTTTGTCGAGACAGATGGATTGAGCGCCACGGCGACGAGTCTCCAATAGGCGACAATCCAACCAAGCCAGAGTTTGCTCCATGGTTCCGCACCGAGAATGATCCTCGCAAGCGCCACGTACACGTCGACCTTGGTATCTCCGAAGATGGAGATGCCTGTGGAATCAGTATGGGCCACGTCGAGAGCATGGTCGAGATCGAGAATGAGCGTAAGCCGTACATCGTGATCGACTGCATGATTCGGCTCCGGGCACTCAGTGGCCAGGAGATCATGCTCTCTGATGTGCGGCGGATCATCTACCACATGCGCGAAGAGCTGAACTTCAAGATCTACTCGGTCTCGATCGACGGCTTCCAGTCGACGGACACGATGCAACAGATGCGCAAGAAGCGCTATCGTGCAGACTACCTCTCGGTTGACAAGTCAACCCTGCCTTACGAGGATCTACGCGAGGCGATCTACGAGGAGCGTCTGGAGTTTCCGCCTTACGTGACATACCTCAAGAAGGGTGACGACAAGAAGGTCGAAATCGCCATCAAGGAGCTCAGTGAGCTTCAGGATACTGGCAAGAAGATCGACCACCCTCCGACTGGATCCAAAGATGTTGCGGACACCCTCGCCGGGATTTGCTACACCCTCATGGGTGACCGGACGTTCAGGAAGGGTGTACGGTCGCTGTCTACCGCACCCTCGGATGAAGAGGATGTGCTACAACCAACTGGAACGACTGGTTTGCCGGGTAGCATGCTTCCTTTCCCCAGCGTCGGAACAAGACTTCAGGCTCCTGTTCCACCTTCGGCTGGCGGGATGATGGGACTTACGATCCCCGACAGGCTCAAGCGACGGGACAGATAATATGGGACTGCTTGGTCCAGACGGAAAGCCAATCTCCTCTTCGAGCTTTCAGAACAAGAAGGCAAGTCCGCCAAAGCTGGGCGAAGCCTTTGGGCCTTGGGCAGGCCGTGATCTCCAGTTCGTTCAGCTGCCGGGAGGCGGACTCGTTCAGTTCGACCTCAGCAAGCTGACGCTCGCCGACTTCCGCACGATGCGTGACCACTATCAGGTCAACGCCTCGCTTGCGGTTCTTTCTTTCATGCAGCATCAGTCGGACTGGCACATCGAGTGCGACGACAAGAAGATCGCATCGGCTTGCGAAGATCAGCTGCGCGACATGTGGACTCCGCTGAATCGTTCTCTCTCTCAGGCGAACTGGGCTGGCTACTCGCCTACGGTTCTCGATTGGGAGAACGACATTCCGAACCGCCGAATCGTTGTCGACAAGGTGAAGGACATGGTGCCCGAAGAGTGCCGTGTCAACTGGAAGGAGGTCAATGGCTGGGCTCCTCCGAACCACGTGCCTCCAAAGTTCAAAGTCTACGACGGCATCCGGCGCAGTGGTGACCACTGGCCGATCCCAGCCGAGAACACTCTCTGGTACCCGCTCCTCATGGAGAACGGCGACTACTACGGACGCAAGCTCTTGCGTCCGGCTTTCACGAGCTGGTTCTTCAGCATCCTCGTTCACCTGTTCGCGAACCGGTACTACGAGCGCTTCGGCGAGCCGACTCCGATTGGCCGCGCTCCCTTTGACGACGAGATCGACATTGAAGGTCAGTCGATTCAGGGTAACAAGTACATGCTGCAGGTTCTCGAAAATCTGCGCTCGCGTTCAGTAGTCGTTCTGCCGAACGACCAGTCGGAAGTCGGCAACGGGAACACGACTGCGTACGACTACGATCTCGAATACCTCGAGTCGCAGATGCGTGGTGCCGATTTCGAGCGCTACCTGACGCGACTCGACGAAGAGATCTCGATCGGCCTGTTCATGCCGATCCTGATGTTCCGGACTGCTGATGTCGGCTCGTACAACCTCGGCCAGGGTCACGAGCGCACGTACCAGATCATCCTGAACACGCTGAACGACGACCGTGCTCTGTATATCAACAAGTACGTGCTGAGCAAGATGGTCGATTACAACTTCAGTCCGACCGCACCTCGGGCACGGATCAAGTTCCGCAAGATGGGCTTACTGAGTCCAGACCTGATCAAGGAAGTCATTACTGCCCTGCTGAACAAGGGTGGCATCAAGTTCGACATCAAGGAGCTTGGTCAGGCTGTCGGCATGACGATCGAAGAGGTCGAGCAGACTATCCAGCAGCCGCCTGCTCCGGACCCGAATGCAGATCCCAATGCAGATCCGAACGCCGACCCGAACGCAGACCCGAACGCTCCAGCCCCCGCTGGCAATTCGCTGTCCGAGGCCCGTGCTACCGCTAGAGAGATCATCGCTCGCGTGCGTCCGCAGGTCGAGAACGCATTCAGAAACCACTCGTTCGGCCCTGAACTCCAGATCAACATGGGGTATAAGAACAAGTTCGAGAAGGCGCTCGGCGCTCACGGGTTCAAGTACCCGCAGACTGCGACCAATGAGATGTACGCTCGAATGGATCACTGGCTCAACGATGTCGTCGGTCTCGGCGAGAGCGAGTTCAGCGGACCTGATTCGTTCATGAGTCTATTCGAGAGGGCGCTCAACTACGAGATCAACGAGCTCTCGCGTGAGGTGAAGTAGTGTGGAGCGACAAGTCTCGAAGAACGAGCTTCGTTGCTTCTGTCGTCAGACGCCTTTGCTTGCCGTCTATGGAATCGAAGACGGCAAGCTGTTTGTGCATGTGAAGATTTACAAGGCGAGGCGCATCTTTGGAGAGATCCTCGTCACCGAAGGCAAGGTAAAACTCAGGTGTCGCGACTGTTTGCGCTGGCACACGGTTCGACTCCAGACGCCAAACACAGCAGTACTGGAAGAGGATACTGGTCCGGTAGTGCTGCCGATTGAAGCCTAGTTTCCGTCATGCTTGCGCCGGTTCCGGCCCTCCCGTAAGGTTCACACAGCCATGAAGCGTACTGCAAAGTCGGGGCTCATCCCCGCGCCGACAAACCTCGCCACCGGAGCGATCCAAGGGCGAGTGTTCAACCGAGCCACCCCGGTTCGGAGCGACTGGTTCCGCATCGAAAACTCGACCACTGCGGTCGAGGGAGATGTGACCAAGATCTACATTTACGACGAGATCGGGTTCTGGGGAACTGACGCGAGCGAGTTTGTCAAGCAGCTGCTTGACATCGACACGAGCGAGATCCACCTTCACCTGAACTCTCCGGGCG